GAGTGCTGGTTATCGGGTGAGCAACTAACCGCGGAAGAATTGCGGGCGGAATTGACGGCCGATTACTTTAGGCGGGTGGCACTGTGAGCGATCGCGCGACGTGGGCCGATATAGAGAGAGTTGCCCCCAGCAATTACGGGCCGGGCGGCGGTTATCGTATTTTCTGCCCTGGCGGGTGTGATATGGCCCGCGGCTTAGGTTACGCGCCCGTGTGGGGCCACCGCTACGCCTACGGCTACACGAAGACTACGGCGCTAGCGTCTTGGCGCAATGAGCACCCGCGCGGGGGTGATCGCTAATGATCACCGGCCAATTAGGTATTTCTTGCCACAATTGCGGCAACAGTAGCGACCCCCTGGGAGTAATGGAAGATAACGCGGGCCGCCTGGTGTGTTTCTGGTGTGCCGCGCCTATCTCCAGCGACCCGCCGCCCGCCGCCCTGGTAGACGCCTGGGTGATCGGTGATGACGATCTAATAGACGTAGTCTGTGAGGATCACGCGCGGCAGTTTGCCACAGATCGCGGCTTAGTCTTCGATCGCCCTAGTTTCACGGAAGAAAGTGCTAACGGCTACGCCTACCAGACTATGACGGCCGGCGATCTAGAGAGTGACTACCCCCACGCTTGTAGTGTTTGTGGTGTCTATCTTCAGGCGGCTCTAACCCCTGAGGGGCGGCAATACGTGAGAGACAACTACCCGGCCGCCTGGTGGCCACTGTGGGGGGTGGAAGCATGAAGCACTACCGGCTAACACTGTGGATCATCCAGGGTGACACCGCCGGCGCGCTATCCGTAGACACCTACGCGACCACACCCGGCCGCGCCATTGATCAAGCCCTAGACAAGTACCGCTTACCCGTTAGCGCCGTTATCGGGTGGCACAGAATAACGAAACACACAACAACCCAGAAAGTAGGACAGTAATGTATTACCCCGAAACACTAACCGCGCCCCTAATGCTTGAACACTTGGGGCATGAGATCACCCTAGAAACTTACGGGCGAAACAATTACACGACAGTGAAGATCACGGCCGTAGCCCTGGAGTGCCAGACATGCGGGGCCGGCCTGGCCCTGGAATTCACGAACGGGGGCACCGTATGAGCAACACAGACACGCGCCCGTGTGTGGAGTGTGCCGCCCCGGTGCCCGCCCTGGTACACGGCGAAGAATTAGGGTTATGTCTGCCGTGTTCTAACGATTACTGGGGACACCTAGGCAAGTGGCAAGATACCCCGGTGTCATACCGTGGGCCGGCTACCCCTAGGCGCTTAGCGATCCCGAACGTGTTAGGCCTGAAGCACCGCCCTAGCGCCTACAGTGTCACCGTGGTCGCGTTGATCGCGGTTAGTGCTATCGCTTCGGTGCTTCAACCCCCCACGGCGTACCTAGTGCCCCTAGCCGCTACCGCTTGGGCGGTGGCACTGTGGGGCTATAGGCGGGAGTCTCGCCCGCGTTACAAGCGCAACAGATAACCGAACACACCCGCAACACCTAGGCCCCCGTTAGCCCCACGGCGCGGGGGCTTAGTGTTGCCCTGGAAGAAACACACCCGCCCCCCACACACCGCGCCCCGCTTGTCTGTCTGATCAGACACTAAGCCGGCGGCCCTGGGGAGATCACACCCGCCGCGCTACGCGCCCGCCTAAGCCCCTGGAATTCTTCCCCGCCCCTACACACCGGCCCCAGAAACTAAGCGCTCACGCGCCCGCCTACGGCGTTACGGCCCGCGATCTACACGCCGGCCCCCGCCGCCGGGTGCCCCCGGTGATCCCCCAGGGGTGGCACCGCCACAAGGCAGGTAAGCATCGACACCCCGGCCCCGACTGCTTGCACTTTTCCGCAGTTCAAACAAAAAGTGCTAGGGTAGAAAAATGCCTAATCCAGCGAAACCGCTTGAGATGAAACGTTTGACTGGCAATCCGGGTAAACGTTCGTTGCCGTCTTTGAATGACACTTTTGAGCTTGAGGGCGGTTATGTGCCTCCGCACCGGGATTTAGGTGAGGCCGGCTTGGCTTTGTGGGATCGGGTGTTTGCGCAGGGTAAGACTTGGGTTAGTCGGCAGTCGGATACTGAGGCGTTGATGATTGTGTGTAAGCAGTTGGACCGGCAGGTGATGTTGGAGCGTCAGGTTGATTCGGCCCCTGATGACTTTCATTTGTTGCGTCAGTTGCTTGAACTTGAGAAGGCGATTATGTCTGGGCTTGGTCAGCTTGGTTTTACGGTTGAGGCTAGGTCGCGTTTGGGTCTTGCGGAGATTAAAGCGAAGTCGGCGTTTGAGACTTTAATGTCTGAGAGGGCGCGTGACTGAACCGCGCTGGTTGACGCCTGTTCCGCCCGAAGCTGTTGAACGTGGTGACGGTGATTTTATTGTTCGCTTCGCTGACGCCTTCGCCACAATTACCAAGGACTCCGTTGCCGGTCGCGCCGGTAGCAAAATGGTGTTGCGCGATTGGCAGAAACGTTTGCTCGGTGACTTGTTTGCCCGTGACGAGGACGGGCTGCTCAGGCATCGCGTATCTCTGGTAGGCGTTCCCCGAAAGAACGGTAAATCGAGCATTGGTTCACTGATTGCTGCTTTTGCTTTGGTGGACTTTAAAACGCAAGGTGCGGAAATCTATTCGGTCGCCGCTGACCGCAACCAGGCGAAGATTGTGTTTGAGGATACGAAGAAACTGATTCGCAATTCGGAGCTTGCGGAACATGTAAAGATTTTCCGCGATCACTTGTATGTGCCGGCAACTGGGAACGTGTATCGGGTTTTGTCGGCTGACGCCCCAAGACACGAAGGCTTGTCGCCCACGCTCGTTCTGTTCGATGAGCTTCACGCCCAGCCCAATCGAAAGCTCTTCGATGTTATGTCTTTGGCTCAGGGTGCCCGAGGTAAGCAGGCCACGATGATTGCAATTACAACCGCTGGTGTGAAAACAGAGTCGCAGACTGGACGCGACACTATTGCTTACACGTTGTATCAGTACGGCAAGAGAATCATCTCAGGCGAAGAATCTGATTCAACTTTTTACATGTGCTGGTATGAAGCCGATATGGAATCGGATCATAAGGCTGAGCAGACGTGGCGTGACGCCAATCCTGGCTTTGATGACATTGTGGCTAAGTCGGACTTTGAATCTGCGGTGAAACGTACACCTGAAGCGGAGTTTCGTACAAAACGATGCAATCAGTGGGTTTCTGCGCAGCAAGCATGGCTTCCAACGGGCGCTTGGACGAAGTTGACTGGTGATGTGGAGATTGGCCAGGACGAGGACTACGTTTTAGGCTTCGACGGGTCGTATGCGAACGACTCGACGGCCATTTGTGCCGTAACCGTGCCAAAAGGCGATGATTTGCCTAAAGTGAAGCTTGTGAAGGTGTGGGAGAAGGACTTTGAACGTGATGATGACACTTGGCGTGTCCCAATCGAGGAAGTCAAGCAAACAATCATCGAATATGTGCAAAACAACCCTCAATGCCGTGAAATAGCTTGCGACCCGTACCGTTGGGCACAAATGATGCAAGATTTAGACGAAATGGACTACCCAATCGTCGAATACAAGACCAACCTGCTCAATTTGATGATCCCCGCAACACAGAAAGTGTTTGAAGCGGTCACAGAAGCACGCCTAGTTCACGACGGCAACCCCGTGCTGTCTCGGCACATCGACAACTGTGTAATCAAGATTGACCATCGCGGGCAACGAGTAACAAAAGAGTCCGCAACGTCACGAAAGAAGATTGACGCCGCGATTGCGTTCATTATCGCCTATGACAGAGCGACAGCAAGTAGAATAGATGAAGGAGTGCCAGAGTTTTTCTTCTAAGGACGTTATGTTAGTAAATATCTTGCAAATCGGGGGCGCTGTCGCAATTAGCACAGGTGCGGCCCTAATCTACCCGCCAGCAGGTTTAATTATTCTTGGCGCTTTTGCGATTGTGTTCGGTGTAAGTTTGGAGCGTAGGTAATGCTGAATAATCTTTTTTACGAGGGTGAAGAACGCGCCATCTCGTTCCAAACGATTTGGGGATCGGGCGACTTTCTGGAACTTGAAAGTCAGTCAGCCACAGTTGTCAACCAAGAAACAGTTTTCACGGTCAACGCAATCTTTTCCGCTGTCAGCCTTATTAGCGACACCATTTCGACCTTACCTGTTGATTCTTACATTCGGTTAGATGGTTTGCGTCGTCCTTTCCGTCCCCGCCCAGCTTGGGTTACGAAACCTGACGTTGACACCACTAAGGAAGCGTTCTATGGCGCTGTCATTGTTTCCATGCTTCTTGACGGTAACGCTTTCGTCCGCGTGTACGCCAACCGTCGCGGTGACATCACAAACCTTGTTGTTCTAAACCCGATTGATGTTGAGATTCGTCGCAACGGCGTCGGACGCGTCATGTACGAAGTCAAGGGTGAAAGCAAAATGCTTTCATCCGAGAATGTCATTCACGTTCCCGATGTTGTTCGCCCAGGAGCCGTCCGTGGTGTATCACGAGTCGAGGCACTAAAGGAAGACTTCGGTCTTGCCATTGCGCTTCGCTCCTACGCGGCCCGTTTCTTCGGCAGTGG